TGAGTTATCTCATCAAAACCTATCCAACTGTACGCTTGTCCTTGGTAACGATAAACATCTGCATCACGTTCCAAGAATCCAAATTCTATTTTGGCTCCACTAGGGAATTGCCAAAGTTTTTCTACTTCTTTAAACTTTGCACCTTTAAAAGCTTTAGGGTACAACTCTCGAGACTTATCTATAATCTCTCTTAGTTCTGGCATAGACCTACGAAGTATTAAGGCTCTATGCTCTGCTATGTGGCAAGAACGCAATGGGTCTATTAACATTGCAAAACTTTTACCACCACCTGCTGCTCCACCGTAAAGAACATCTTTTTCGGACGCAGCTAAAAAGTCAGTTTGAGGTCCTTCGTTAGGCATGAAAGCCACATGAGTTCCTGTATCATCTAAATGTTTTTGTACCTGATCAGGAAGTGCTTTACTTTCTGATTTTGTGATAACATTAGATGTTAAAACTTTTTCTTCTTGGTCAAGTTCTTTCTTGACTCTTGCTAAACTTCTTGTTAGCTTCTGAACTTTCTTTGACTTTTTAGTTAATTTGTTTTTAGCTCTTACTGCTAATTGCAAATCTGAAAGCTCTGAATTCTTAGGTCTACCGGGCTTACGCTTTGGTGTACCGTCTTTCTTTAGTATATAGCTCCCGTCAGGGTTTGTCAAGTAATTTTTAGGATTTTTTTCCCAATCTTCCATATATTTTATCTACGTATTTTTTTAATCCGGGTCTTGACATCTTTCTATTTGTCTCAGCTTCTAACCAATCCACCCCAATTCCTAGGCTAATTTCATTATGAAAAACAGACTCAGCTACTTCTTTAAGTATTTCTAACTCTGTATCTACAGGTTTTAGATAACCATCGAAGTTTTCATCAAGCTCATACCCAAAAGGTATAGTTGAAGAAGTTCTTCGTATATAGTTATCAGGGACAAACATTTAGATTACCCACATAATAACAAAAGCACAAACAAAACCTATACCACACCAGATACCCCATACTTGCATATCTGTAAGGTCATTAGTTTCAATTATACTATTAATTTTCTTTTCAATTTTATCTTTCATTTTTCCCCTCTTTTTGTTCGTTTTTTTTACCAAAAATTCTATCCCAGTTATCTCTATAATCTTGTGTATAGAATCCGGGTCTAGGATTGGCTCCTTTACTTCCGTGTGTGTTTTTGTAAATTGGTGATTTAAATGTATAAGGTTTTTCGTCACTGCCTATTTGTTTACTCATATTACCACTTTACCTTGTCAGCCCAATAAGCTGCTGACATTTTACCTTTTGCTATGTTCTTACCGTGCCGAGCTTTGAAAGACTTACGTTTAGCTTTCATACGAGCTGATTCACCTGCTTTAGGTTTACCTGCAGTCTTAGCACCTTTTTGTCCAAAGCGTATAGTTTTAATCTTACTACCTTCTTTGGCTACTACAATGTGTGACTTTTTAGGATGATTAGGAGTACGTTTTGGTTTATTGTAACCACTTACTCCTGCTCGTTTTAATCTGGGGTCGGGTTTGCTTGGCATTATCTTTTCTTTCCTTTATGTAATCCATGACGAGCATGTTGTTTACCTTTAGCAGTAGCTGCTCGTTTCTTCTTGTTAGCTGCTGCAAGTTTCTTTTTACCTGCTGCAGTTGATTTTAATTTCTTAATTGTTTTAGAAGGTGCGTATACTTCACCAGTTTCAGAGGACTTTTTACCACTTGCTGTTCTCCACTTTTGTTTTGTCCAACGTTTTAAATCCTTTTGAGACTTTTTAAGTGCCATTACTTATATCCTCCACCTTTTGATTTATACTCTTTTGCTAAAAGCTGGGCTTTCCGAGCTGACCATTGCCCGGCTTTACCACCCCGTGTACCAGCTTTGATCCTCTCGAAAAGTCTCTTACGCATACTTGGCTTGGTGTAATTACCAGCCTTGTTAACCGTAGACTTTTTCTTTGTGGCTTTACCACCTTTTCTAAACTGTAATCTTTCTAATAACATTAGTGTATTGTCCTATCTGATTCTTTTGGTATAGTATTAATATGTGATTCTAACTCATCATCAACATAGAGACTATCAAGCTCACCAACAACAACCAAGTTATTCTGTGCTGCAGCTTGTTCTGCTTTCTCATACGTTGGAGCAATAATATTAGGTCCTGCAAATGTTGTCCCATATGCTTCGATCTCAGTCAGAAATATCTTCATACTCTCCATCCTCTATATCAAGTGGGGCTTTATCTGGCATAAGAAAAATACCACCTGAGTTCATGTTATGTGTAACATCTACTTTGTCTACCTTCGTAACACCTACTCTATCTAAAAGAGTTTGTGCTGCTGTAAGCTTATTGTTTGCTTGTATGATAGGTTTCTTAGAATCCATAATCTCTACAAGTTTAAAAGCTGCTTTAGGTGCTGAGTTAGCTAGAATCTCTTGAGTAAGTTCTAGTATCTCAGACTTTAGAGTCTTTACAACATGATGATAATGACTTTTATACCCTGCAAGTTCTGCAGCCTTCTTAGCATCACCCTGACATTCTATAAGGTGCTCTAGGAAAGACTCCTGTTTAGGAGTTAGTTCTCTTTTAATTTGAGTTTTATCTATGCTTGGTAATATAGCCATGTTCTTTATTATAGCTTTACCTGAGAAACTTGTCAAGCTTTTAAAGTTTTTTTACATATCTATTGACAAAACCGTCATGCAGATGTATAATAACTTTAGTGCCCCCCGGGGTTCAAATAGTCCCTCCAGAGGAACCTCCTCGTTTAAAACATCCCCCTAAATACCCTCTAATTAATACCTTAAAGACTATAAAGTTTTTGTAGTCTTTATAGCCCGACTGTAAACTAGATAGTCCTTATCTGGTTAATGCCCCATTTGCTGTATAATGTGTAACCATGCTATAGATATATAGGGTAGGGGGCATGGTCTCCTGCCTACCTCCTTTGAATTCTTCAACATCGAAACCTCCACCGTCTTTGTTATTCCTAACTTCAAAAAGCTAGGGAGTCTTCCGAGCTATTCTAATCTTTAAGAGCTTTATTCTATCAAAGTACAAAGACTCCAGTGTTGGACCCTACAAAAGCTAATGTTTAAAGGTTTTGAAGTCTTTGATCTTTAGCTAAAGCATATAGTTATACAACCTTGAAGGGCTATAAAGCTTTTGTAGTTTCCTGATAACTTCACCTTTCTTAGCATACCCAATTGTTGAGGAAATGAAGATCAGTTCAGTCTTTGAAGTATTTATATCTTCGGTGTATTTCCCATATGTCCTTTAGTTAATGGAATTGTTTAGAATATAGCTTTTATGAAAGCCCTCTGTATCACTAGCTTTTAGTGGATTACCAAGTTTAATACCTATTACTTGTACGAACTATACATAAAAGCACTACAAGTTGACAAACTGTGAAACTTTGATAGTTTCTGTTGCCCGATAAATCATTAAAATCTATCATTTCTCTCCTATATAACTAGTTTACATCAGCATAAAGCTTTTAAAGTGTCAAATGTTTACAGATTTTCTCACAAGGCAATCGAAAACTGTAAAACTTTGAAAGTTTTTCGAAGCCATCAAAACTTTAAAACTCCTTCGGCATTTGCAACTTCAAAATCTTCATGCTACTATTAGGTTTTTATACAGGAGATAAATAATGATTTTAATTGATTTCTCAAACAACGAAACTATCGAGTTTCCCAATTTGTCAAGTGCTTTTATGTATGTTCGTGATTTATGCGTAATAGGCATTAAAGCCTTGGCAATCCACTGTAGTGATACAGAGGACTTTCGTGCTTTAGAAAACTATATTCTAGAGCTTAATAATTCCATTAACTAAAGGAGAAAAATATGGAAAATACATTTGATATAAATAGCTTTGACAAAGAAAGAACTGAAGCACCTGCTTCATTTCCTCAGTGTCGAGCACTTGGGTATAAGTTCGCTAAGAAAGGCGAAGTTATGAATTGGAAACTACAAAAGCAAATTCAAGGTTGTATGTATGCTTTAGCTAAAGATCAAAGATTGACCTTTAAAAAAGCTCATCAGCTTTTGCAGGGTAAGACACTTCCGAAAGTGTACTTTGATAAAATAAAGCTGCACCTTAAAGAGAATAGCTAATTCTACAGACTCCCTAGCTTTTTGAAGTTAGGGAGTTTTTTTATGTTTCGATTTCTTTAGTTTCAGTTCAAAGTCGTTTATTATAATTACCTCGAAGACTCGGTAGCTCTTTTAATTTGCAGTCGACCATGCCAAAGAAGTAAGTAAATTAATTAAATTTAACTTAAGACTCGAGTTTTAAATTTAAAAGTGTGGTCGGTTGGTTGAGGGAGATACTTAAAGTTTAAGAGTGCGAGTCGGTTGGTTGAGGGAAATGTCACTTAAAATTCACAAAATGTTTCTAAATTGTCACTTAAATGACACAAAAGGTACAGTAAAAGATACAGATTTATTAAATTTTTATTTAATTTTAAAGTTTAAATTTTAAGTTTTTATAATTTTTAAGATTATAAATATATCTTAAGTTCAGAAAACGCTTGACACCATGCTCGGCAAAGCGTAAAATGGGTCTCGTCTCGGCAACCATGCCTTGATGATTTACTTTATAAGGAGATAGTATGAGTAAAAATATTGATACCAAAAAGTTCAACTCAAATGAAAAAGCCTTACGGTATATCAAAGAGTTAGGCTTTAATTTAAAAGATCGTCATTGTTTTAAAGAGGACAGGTCATTTCTATACACCAAGAAGTTTTCAAAACAGCAGGTGTATTTAAGATCGACATACGATTTTTTAAACGATAACACTATAGAGATGGGTACAGTTTGGACTGTGCAAGTCTTTTAAGTTTTATACGCTTGACATCCTCGGCAGATGTCGGTATAATTTTCAGGCTTGGCAGGTTCAAGCATTTTAAAAATTCATAAATTTTAGGAGATAAAAATGAGTTATGATATTAAATTTGAAATCGAATATAAAGATGTTCGTGGTGATGATACTTTTAACAGAACTGTTGCTGAGTTTAATCACACTTGGAATTTATCTAAATTCTTTAGACAGTTTTTAAACTTTAAAGATGAGGGTTTGGGCGAAGTAGGTATCAATGGTTTTTATGGTATGCTTGGTAAAGATGCTTGGTTTGTTTTAAACAATGCTGTTAGAACATTTAATCAATCAGATATAAATCATGATTGGTTTAAAGATTGGGCAGAAAAAGAATATAATCCTGAGAATGGTCATGGTAGTGTAGATACTGCTATGAAATTACTTACAGATATGATGA